GCTATGAGGACCGCCCGGACGAGGAGGCGTTCGCCGTTACGGGCGGACCTCGACCGGAACCGCGAAAGCATGAAACGGATTTTCATGGTAGCCACGGGGGAGGTTCCCGCCCCCGTGAGACAGTCCAGATAGACGGGGACGAGTGGGCGGTAGAAACGGTCGTCGAGGTCGAGAAACTACGGAGGCGATACTCGACCCGGTTCCGGATCCTCATGGAGGCGATAGGAGAACCGACGAGGCGGGCTGTTCTCGCGTGTCTCGTCCAGCGTCGAGGGGCGACGACCTACGACGACCTCGCGGAGTGGACGAGTAAGACGAAACGAACCGTTAAGAACCACGTCCATAGCCTCCGGGACGAGAACGTTCTACAGGTCGAGGACGGACGCCCCGCCGCTATCTCGTTCCGGAACGACGAACTCCGCCTCCTCGCCTCGGACGTTCTCTCGTTCTTGTAGAAAATACACTTTCACTCCGCGGTCCGTTTTCCCCTATCCAGCCGACAGCATAGAGGGGGTCGCCCGGGCGACCCCCTCGCCGGGGCGACTCCGCGGCTATGGAGTCGCCCCGGGCGTCTCCTCCCTCCGGGAGATACGCCCTTTAGGGCGACTCGCGCCGCGTCGTCGCCTACGGTGCTAACGGCATACGGGTACGGTTTCGAGTGAAGGGTCTTAATACTACCGACTCCTAACGGGAGGTAATGTCCACGGTTCCGCCGGGATCTCGAACTCCCCGTCTCGACGAACTCGACAGTAACCACTCCCGACGGGCGTCCACCGTGAAAACTCGTTTCATGCTACGCGAAAACCGGGAACGACAGCCACGACAGAACGGAGAGGAGGGTGTAGACGACGAGGAAATACCACGGTTCCCGTCCGACCGTCCTCGCCGCTATGTTCCCCGAGATCCGCGAGACGACCGCGAGGACCGCCCTTACGAACCCGTCGCCCTCGAACCGGGGAACGCTGTCCGGAGGGATCCGTCGGAACCCGAACGCGAGGGCGACGAACACAGCGGTAAAGAACGCGACCTCGACGACGAACCCGAACCGGACGCCCGCCCCCGCGAGGAGTCCGACGAGTCCGAGTTCCATAGCGTGAAACTCCCAATAGGTGAGGTCGAGGAGGACAGCCGCGAGGAACCCGGGCGTCCAGTCCGGGAGGGCGTCCTCGTCGAACACGTAGTCCGAGGCGTCCAGCGTGTCCCGGGACATTAGTCTCCCCCTCCTCCGTGGGGATCCTCTCCTCCGCCTCGGAACAGCGGTTCCTCCGTGTCGAGGGCGTCCTCGTCTACGCCGTCCACGTTCTCGACTATGACCCGGAGATACGCGGAGGTTTGTCGGTTATGCCGTTTCTGTGTTCGGGAGAGTTCCTGAACGTCCTCGCGGACCTCTCCTACCTCCGACTCGACGACGTACAGCCGGTCGTCCATCTCCTCCATAATCCCGTCTCGACCTACGAGGTCGTCGCCTCTCGGGTTCTTTCCCGTGAGGGACTGAACGACCGGAAAAACGATGTTTCGGAACCACCGTTCATGGCGGTAAAGCCACGTTCCGATAGCCCCCGCCGCGAGGAGGGTAACACTCATTAGAACCTCGACGGGGCCGACGGTGAAACCAGCGGACATGTTAGTATTTAGCAGGTAGGTGAGGGCTAAAATGGTTCGCTACGGGACCTTTGCTTACTAGTAGCGGAAATTCACGTAGTCAAAATATCCCGTTATCGGACCGGAGTCGGATCCGTCAAAAATCGCTTCTACGTCCTGAATGTTCCCCATGTTCCCGATAGAGATATCCTGTTCGTTCACGGGCTGAAAACCGGTGTTCAGGTTCTCGACGGTGAGATCTATGTAGTCGTCCGGTCCCGCGAACTCCCAATTAATCCGAACCTCGTAGGGTTCGCCCGCCTGCCAATTCCCGTATATGGTACTATCCGGGTCGTCCACTCGAACCGTCCCGTCCATTTCAAAGTAGATTATCACGTCCGTTTGTCCGCCGCCCTCCTCCGTGAACCGGAGGAAATACCGGCCGCCGCCGTCCCCGGTTTGGTCCATAAACTGAACCTGTATGATAGTCGTTATCGGTTCGATGTTTTCCCCGTCGGAAACACTCGTCTTTATGGAGGTCGCCGCCCCGTTGTTTGTGACTTTCGCCGCCCGCGTTCCTTCGAGGTCCGCCTCCGTAGTGTTCTCGAACGTTACGGGCGTGTTTATGACCTCCCACCCGTCCCAATCCGGAGATTTGGTTACGAGGTCGCCGTCCTCAAAGTCGTCTATGAGTTCTATGGCGACGAGGGATCCGCTAAGTCCAGTCCCCGACTCGAAAACGAACGAGGACTCCCCGTCGTCGTAGACGGAGTTCCCACTCTCGAACAGGTAACTATGCTGTCCGTGTTCGCCTATCGTTATCGCTTGCCCCTCTATGAACACGTAGTCACTTTCAGCCATTATTTTGTATCAATTACACCGTTCGAGTTCGTCGAGAGGACGTTCCCGGAGGTCGTTACGATAACGGACCCGGGAAGGGTTCCGCCCGCGGTGACGGAGGGCGTGATAGCGTCCAGCGTGAGGGTCGCCACGGGCGCGGAGACGGTCGCCGCGCCACTCGTTACGGAGGGGGTTGGGGCGGTCGTCGAGACGGTCGCCGTGGGCGCGGAGACAGTCGCCGCCCCACCGGAGGAAATGGAGGGCGTCGGGGCTGTCGTAGTGAGGGAGGCGACCGGAGGGGAAACGGTCGCGGTCCCGGGCGAGACGGAGGGGGTCGGGGCGGTCGTCGAGACGGTCGCTACGGAGGCGGAGATAACCTGTTCCGCATACACTACGTCTACGCTGTCGATCTCCGCGGTCGAGACGATATCTGAATTACTCTCGTCTATTTCTACCCATACGTCGTTACCGGACGAGGCGTCGAACCCGGACAGGATATAGGTGTTCGTCCCGTCGTCTATGGACTGTGTAGCCTGATTATCCGCGGTCCCGTCGGAGTTCGTATCCTCGTAAACGGTCACGGACAGGGACGTGTTCGCGGGGACCGTCGCCGTGGTAGTGAGTTCGAGAGGGGCCATGTTAGAGGGTCTTTCCCGCTGTCGTGAGTGTTCCGGACGTGTTCACTACGTCGTACATGTTTTGAACGTCCGTCGAGGATAGCGCCGCCTCGTAACACCGAACGTCCGCGAACGCCGCGGTGATGACTTGAGACGCCCCTCCGCCCCTGGTATAGGAGGCGATACGAGTCCCCCGCCCGGAGTCGCTCATGTTCGACCGTGGAAAACTCGTATCCTCGGCCTGAACAGTCGCGTCCTTGTAGATAGCCGCGTAGGAGTTGTTTCCGTCCCATACGAACGCCCAAAAGTGCCAATTCCCTACGTCGAGGCTGTCGGTGAACGAGACGTTATTCCCGGATCCGCCGGAGTTGATGGAATAGAATACCCCACCGTCGTCGTCGTGTCGCGTGTAGAACCCGCCCGTAGCGCCGTCGTAGGAAACACAGCCCCGCCCGACTCCGTAACTACTCCCTTTAATTTTCATCCAGTAGGTTATGGTCCAGACACTCTCCCCGCCGCCCTGAACAGCGCCGGACGCCTCCGCGTAGTCGTCGGACCCGTCAAAGTCCCACCCGGTCACTCCGAGGGGCGCGGGATCCGTCCCGGTCCCCGACGGTCCAGCCCCGTTATTCGAGGTCATATCATACCCGTTCCCGGATTTGTCGTAGCCGGTCGTCCCGGAGTCCTCATGGAGGGGCCAAAACGCCCGGAGACTCGCGGACGCCGGAGAGGGAGAGGCGATACTGTAGCCCTGTTTAACTACCGTGTCGTCCGTGTGGTCCGTGTTCGTTACGGACTCATGGACGACCCCACTTTCGGACTGTGCGGAGTCCCAATCCGTCGCGGACGCCCACGTAACCATTAGGATCCGCCTCCGTCGAGATCTCGGACGTGTCCGGGGATAGCGGAGGTGTTCTTACTCGTCCAGTCCCGCTTATCGGTGTGAGAACACCCGCCCGTAGTGTCGTGGAGACACTCATGGTATAGGAGTCTGAACCAGTCTACCTTTTTCTTTAACTTGTCGCCGCATTTGTCGAGGAGGTTCGCTTTCGCGTCCGCTAACTCGAACCGATACTCCCCGGAATAGTAGTCCTCCTCGCCGCTTACCTCCGACTCCGCGACCCCGATAGCGTAAGGCGTCGGATCCGCTGTCCACTCCGAGTTTTTACTTACCCAGTCGTCCATGGCTGTGTTAATCTCCGAAAGTGACATACCGGACGTGTCGTTCCCGGTCGTCGCCGCGAGAACCTGTATGTAGTGGACGGACATTACGTGTTATTGATAATGCCCTCCGTGTCCCACGCTATCGTTACGTCGGACCCGTTCGTAGTTAGGGGGAGGTCCGCGGTATCTCCGTCGTCGAGGACCGCTATCACCGGGTCGTCCCCGGGAGTCGTGTCGTCGCCCCCGACCTGTTTATACAGGATAGCGCCCTGAATAGTCGCGCCGTCCGGCCTCGAGAACGTTACGTCGTCCGCGTCGAAAACGCCCTCGTCGTCGGTATTGTCCTGTGAGGTCGCCTGTGTGGTAAGTCCCTGTCGGGAGTAGCCCGACCCGGAGAACTCCGTCGCGGTCGTCCCGCCGTCGAGGATATCGTTTACGAACTCGTGATTATCCGGGTCGAACGTGTAGGCTGTCGAGTCCTCGAACAGCGCCACTTTCAGCGTGTCGTTTCCGAGATCTATACTCCCGTCGAGTAGTTTCTTTTTCGTCGCGTTTGGAACGTTCATAGGTTATGTCTCCGTTATACGTCAGTTACGTTGATAATCCCGCTACTGTTCAGCGTGTAGGGGCCGGAACTCCCTGTCGAGAGGCAGACTAATACCGTCGCGCCGTCGCCCGACTCTCCGATAGGAGAACCGGTGTTCAGCGTTCCCGCCGTCGTCGAGGCGACGGACGAGGAGGCGGAGGAGTCGAACACCTCTATGGAGAGGTTCGAGTCCGACCCGCCGCCTTTCAGCCGGAGGTCTAACTGAAAGACCTGTAGTTTCCGACCCGCCGGGACCGTAAAACGGGCTATCTCCTCGTCCGTGAGTCCACCCGCATATTCTATATGGTGGTTCGGGAGTCCGAGTTCGCCCGGTGAGTAGTCCACCGTGGTAGACCCTCCGAGTCCGACCGCGCCGCCCCCGGACAGGTTCCGCCCCGCGTTCACCGTTACGGTCGAGTTCGAGAGGTCGGAGTTCGCAAACGGGTAGGCGTTCACGTTTGCGATAGAGGCGGGGGCGAACGGACTGTCTAAGTCTCCGATCCCGAGAGGATACGCCCCGACCTGTGCCGCCTCTTGTAGTTCGTCGAGGGCGGAGTCCACGTCCGCGACGCCGTAGACGCCCGGACTGTCGTCGTAACGAACGTCTCCCGCGTCGGTCGAGAACGTCCGCCAGTTGTAGATCCGGGAGTCGGGCGTGTCGGTCGCCCTGTCCGGAACGTAGACGTAGGCGAGGAGTGTTTCCCCGGAGGCGAGGTCCGGAGGTTCCGGATCCGCCGCCGCCGTCCCCTCTTTGACAGCGGACGCGCCGGTTCCCGTGTCGAAAACCACGGTGTCCCACCGGTCCGACCCGGAGGTATTGTCCGAGAGGGTGTGTGTTTCCGCGGACCCGATAGTGTGCGTCGTCGCGGGAACCCACAGGTCGCCCGCCGCGACGGAGATCTCGTTCGCCGTCGCCGTCGCGGAAACCTCCATGTCACCCGCCGCGAGGACGCCCACTCCGTTCATGCCCTCCGAGACAGCGCGGAACGCTAACTCGAACAGCGGGGTCCCTTGGGGCCATTCTAATTTGTCCGCTGTAGCCATACCTTAGGGCTACCATAACGACGGACCCACATTAAGGTAGCCTACGGAGAACGGAACCGTCGAGGCGAGAGGGCGCGACGCTGGTTAGTTGAACCGGAACCCGACGGTCGAGGTCATGGGCGCGGAGTCGTCTTTCTCCTCCTCCGCGAACATGGTCGCCCAATACATGTTTCCGTTATTGTCGAACACCGCTATCTCCGACATATCGTAGGGCTGTCCCGCGGGTTCGTTCTTATAGAGTTTCCCGAAAACCCGGAGACTTTCGAGTTCGAGTTCTCGCGTCGCGTTCTTTCTGATAATCTCGTTCGTGAGGGACGTGTCCGACTTACTGAATTGGACCGCGCCGTTCCCCCATGCTATCTTTTCGAGTCCGACCGCTACGGAGTCCTCCCGGATAGAGTCCGCCGTCGTCCGTTCGCCCTCGTTCGTTACGACGGAGTTACCCCGCCCGTCGCCCTCGAACGTGAGGATAACCTCCGCCCGAACCTCCTCGTCTTTCGTCGGGGCTACGTCGTCCACCGTGACCCGACAGAGGAGGCGTCCGTCCGTGTCTATCAGCCCGAACTCCGTCGCCGCCTCGTTATGCTGTTGGAACAGGTAAATCCCGTGTCCCCGGGTAGTGTTCCTGTTATCTTTCGTCCCGTCCGCGTGAACCGTCGCCTGTTTGCTGTCGAGGGCTACGTCGTCGGTCGCCGCGTCCGAGGTTCCGTGTCCGAGAACCGCCTCCTCCATAGCGCCCGCGTCCCCCGCGAGGGAGTCCCGGAGGGCGGTCCGCCCGTCTTTCGTCCACGTCGCGGAGTTTTCCACGTCCTCGACGAGAGTCCAGCCACCGCGAACGTCTCCCGCCTCGCCGTGACCCGACCCGTAGGTAGACCCGTCCGGGTGTCCCGATATCAGGGACGAGTTCAGGGACCGTTTGTAGACCTCGACCTCGACAGTTACCTCTATCAGGTTCCGGGGGAACGAGAGATCCCGGGACGCCCTTCTCGCCGTGACCTCTATAAAGTTCGCCTGTGTGTCTCGGATCCGCTTTCGGTTCTCCGCTATCAGTCTATCAGCGTCTTTAACCATGGTTATCTGAAAATATTCGAGGGGACGACGACGACGGTTTCCGTCCCGGAGTCGTTTATCTGGACCTCGACGGACACTAACTCCGAGTAGCCCCGGTCGAACGTTACCGTCCTCGTCTCCGACGGGTCCATACTGATTGTTTGAGTGTTCACTACGCTGTCGTCCTCTATGAGTTGTGCCGTGAACGAGGTCCCGTAGCCGCTGTTATTCGTAACGTCCGCGGAGATCTGGATAGTCTCGAAGGGTTGAGGGGTCGTGTTCGAGACGGTGAGGTTCGTTACCGCAAAGTCAGTCGAGGCGTCTATCGGGGCGTCGGTTTTCGAGAACTCGACCCGGGGGCCGAAAATCTCGACGGTTCCCTTTCCGACAGGAATATTATCGTAGGAGAGTCCGTCCTCGCCGTGGACCCGGACGCCGGAGGTCACGTCCTCGCCGTCGGTCGTATCTCCCGCTATGGTCGTCCCCCATGAGAACGACCCCCGCCAGCCCGCGAAACTGCTAAAGGTTCCGAGGGCGGACTGAAAGTCCGAGAACGAGGCGTATTTCTGTTCCATGCGGTTTCTGAACCGCGCCGCCTCCGTCGCGGTCCTGCCGATAGTGTCCTGTAGATACGTCTCGAACTCACTCCATGAGGAGAGGGTGTTCTGAACGTCGTCCGTGAACTCCGAATAGGACTTAGCGTTCTCTATCTGTGTGAACAGCCCTTCATACGGGTTGTTCGAGGAGTCCGCGGATTTGAGTCCGAGGGCGCGTAGTTTCTCGACCTGTGTTAGTGAACTCATGCGTTCGACCCCGTTACCCCGACGGTTACTTTTCCAGCCGTATCAGTTTGCGTCTCGGAGACGGTGAACACTCCGTCTAAGTCCTGTGGGGGCCATGTGACTTGTATAGACTGTCCGACAGCCACGTTCTTATAGGCGGAGTCGGCTACGGTGAACGAGATATCCGTGTCGTTCCATGCGTTATCGTCGAGGTAGCCCTCCCCGTAGGACTGGAGTTCGTCGGTGTTCTGGATATCCCTGTTTACGAGGGGTTCCGCCCGTTCGGAGACGCCGTAGTATTCTATGGATCCGCTGTCCTTTAGCGTGAGTTGGAGATCTCCCGCGCCCTGAACCGTGACCTTGTTAGTGATATCCGTCGCGTCCTTGTCCGCGTCCACCTCGACGACTCGGGTCCCGCTGTAGGTGATAGACTCCGGGGCGTCCACGTCGCCGGACGGTTCATAATGGAGGTCGTCGTCCTCGTCTATGAACGACACAGCGCCGTCCTCCGTTGCCAGTTGTGCGATAGCCTCGAACACGGTCGAGTCTATCCGTCGGATAATGTTCCGCCCGGAGTCCTGAACGTTGTTAGTCGTGAACCCGGTGTCCCGGTTCTCCGTCTCGAACGGGCGGGTTTTCGCGTAGTCTATGACAGCCGCCCGCGCCCCCGGGAGTTCGCCCCCGATATCTACCCGATATTCGAGGGTCCCGTCGGACGTGAGTTCTGTCCCGTTCGTCGTCGCCTCCTCCGCGGGGAGTTTCCGTTCGACGTAATCGGTCCCGTCGGGGACCTCGACCTCCCACAGGTAGTTATTCCCGGCATGGTCGCGGAGTTCGACCTCGACGGAAAAGAAATTCCCGCGGTTATTGAACAGGAACCCCGTCTCTAACCACAGGATCCGCCCGTTATCCGCCGCGTTCGCCGGGACGCCGGAGAACGTCGCCTTATAGGATCCGGTGTCCCCCTCCTCCCAGTAGGCGAATAGGAGGTCCGTCCCTACTCTATTGAGGTCCTGATTTGGGATCTCCGCTAACTCGAATATCCCGATATCGGAGGTCCAATTCGAGAGGTCGTCCCCCGTGTGAACGTTCACGGGAGACTGTGGGTTCACCGTCTCGTTAACCATTTTCCGGACGACCGTCCCGCTGTCCATTTCATAAAACGGGCGGTGTACCTCGACAAATTGTAGTTCCTCGCGTTTGTCCCGGGCGGTGAGGTTCAGCCGGAGGTTCCGGTCGCCGGAGGGGGGTTTCTTTTCGAGGTAGCCCGTCCAGACAGTAGACCCGTTCCGTTTGATAATGACCTCCTCGCCGTAGGAGAAAGCCTGATTTGTGGAATTGTTCTTAACCTCGACCTCCGCCTCGCCTATCTCCTCCGTGTCCGCCCCGTTGAAATTCACGTCCATTAGCCCATCTACGGAGACGCCGCCGACAGTTACACTAAATGACATGGTTAGGCTATGAAAGCGTCGAGGTAGGTAAATTCGAGTGTGAACTCGTAGGACCCGGATCCGAGTTCCGGGTCGTCCGCGTTCTCCGTCGCGTCTACCTGTGTGATAACGCCCTGTATGGGCGACCGGTTCCCCCATGTGAGAGTGTCGAACCCGTCGGTCGTGTCGAACCCCCACTCTTTCCCCGCCCGGTCGAGTTCCCGTTCAAATCCGAGGTCGAGGTCCGAGTAGGACCCGCTGTTCGGAAATTGGTCCGCGTCCATGTCCTGAATTATCCCCTCGACGACGAGGGTTTCCTTATCGAAAACGAGTTTTCCCCCGACGACCTCGCGGAGGGCGGAAACTATGGAGTCGGTAACGAGTCCGTTCGAGAACGACTTTTTAACCTTAGTCGCTTTCAGGTCGAAACTCTCCGAACCGTCGTTCCGTTCGAGTGTAACGCCGTCTATCGTAGCCATGTTTACCTACCTCCCGCTATGTTCCCGGTCGAACCCCCGACCTCCTCGGATATCATAGCCGCTAAGGTCCGGAGGTCGGACCGGGTGAAATTCGACATGTCGAGGGTTTGGTCGCCTATCTCTATGTCAAAGTTCTGTTCCGTGTCGCCCTCGCCGGAGGGGACCGTCGCCGTGGTCGCGCCGCCGCCCCGCTGTGCGCCCTCGACTATCCGTTCCGGGATCACCGCCTCGCCTCTATGGACCTGTGCTATGCCGTCGTGTTGGACTATCCCGCCCGTGTCGAGGGAGGGGAGGTTCACCTCGCCGGACGCCGCGTCCGAAAGTCCACCCGCCGCCCAGTTTACAGCGCCTCCCGCCTGTCGCCCCGCCTCGCCCGCTATGTCGGACCCGGGGATAGAGTCCGCCGCCTCCGCCGCCGCGTCCGGGATAGCCATAATCTTGTCTACGATCCCGTCCACGACTCCGAAAATCCAGTTTTTGAAGTCGGTCCAGCCCTGTT